TATTAATTAAGGTTACAAAATATTGCGTAGATTATTAGCATTAAACCTACTGCGAGAATAGCCATAGTTCCATAAGCAGCCATTTCTTCTCGTCTATCGTCTTTGTTTAGTTTCATTGGTTTTGTTGGTTTAAAAATTATGTTTATAATTGTCATTTTCAGCAAGTAATTTATATAATTCAAATGCTCTCATTCCAGTGATATGTGAATCAGTTGGAAAAAAATACTTCCATCCTTTACTCATTCCATTTGGAATATAATAAAAAAATGCAACTCCAACTTTACCGCTTGTTTTTTTAAATATTACTGTTGCTGAATGGTCACTTGTTGGAATAATCTTATCTATATGAAATGTTTCATTGTTGTAATTCATTTCACGATTACTATTAGAAAATCTTTCGGCAATTATTCTTACTGACTTATCTAATTCTATTGCTATTTGTTTGTTCAATGTTCTTGTTGTTTAAAGGTTTTTACTTCGTCTTTTAGTCGTTCAAGGTACAAACAGAAGTCCATAGCCTCTTCTTGAGCGTGATTAAGCCATTCTAACGCACTTAAATCAGTTCGTGTTAACATTGTACCGTACTTCTCTATTCCTCGTTGTGAGCGGTCATAAAACTTGCTCATTACTTTTAGGACAATCGGGTCTTCTACTTTCTGGTTCATAGGAATTTCATTAAGGCATTGTAATACTCACGGCAAAGCTCTATCTTTTCTTTGATGGCTTCGATTACTGCTTCGTCTTTTTGTACGTAAAACACTTTTACTCTGCGGTTTTTAGGCACTTGACTGAACTCGTGTTTGCGTAAAATCTCCTCTCGCAAGTCTAAGTCCTCTTCAATCTTATGCAGTTTCCAATGAGCTCTGCGTATTTCGTCTTCAACCATATCAATCGGAGTATCTACAAGGCAGTAACAAAGCATTGATTGAGTCTTTCCAGTCAACCACATATAACCCTGCAGCTGAAAAAAATAGTCTTTGTTTGGAATCTCGGTATCAAAAAACGGAAAGGTAGTAGCATCCCAACTTGATTTCACGTCTAAAAGTACTTCATCCGTGTTTACGTCAGGTGTTCCCTTTATCCAATCATTCTCGAAGTACTCTTCATTCTTGTAAATGAATTTTACGTCTAAGACATCATTGACAAGTGAGATAGATAAATCCTCAACTGCATTACCTTTGTCTGTGTAACGGCTTGAAAAGTCCTTGCGGATGCCGTATTTCTCTTCTAACACAAGTTCGTGGATGTAAGTTTTAGCAGTTTGGCTTAGTAGTTCGCTTTTAGAGCGTGGTGTAGCCATTATTTTTCCAATGGCAGAACATCGAATCTTGAGAGCTTTCATAGTGCGTTGAGCATATCAATTTGACCATCAGTTAATGAGAATGATGCTTCGAGTTTAGCTCTTGTGTATTCGCCTTTAGCAATGGCTTGTACTGCTGCTGCAAATCGCTTTTGGTCAATGGCAGGTAGTTTCTTTTCTTTCTTCTCCTGTTCTCCTGCACCATCCGTGTCTTTGTCCGTTACTAAACCAAGAGCAGAGCTGAGTGCATACCTGCGGTAATAGGTAACGCCAGAGCCAAAGGACTGAAAATCATTCATACCTTTCAACTGAACATAAGGGATAGCTATTGAGCTTTCGATGTGTTCGCCAGTCTCAACGTGGAATACCATTGTAGCAATGTAGTTAACATCGTCTTTGGTGTGTAGTGTTTGAGTAAATCCAAGTCCGTGTTTTTTTAGCAGCGGATTGATTACTTCAAAGATTTTAGGCAAGTCAGCGTAAGAATAGCCATAGCCTTGTGTTGCCTTGTGGATTACAGGCACTTCTTGTTGGAATGATGCCAACGATTTTAATAAATTCTTCATAGCGTGTGTTTTTAATTATATACAAATATAGGTATTATTTTCAATTGTTGATACTTTTATCTAAAAAATCTTTAGTTGGAAGCAAAATTCCTTTGCTGGTGTTGGAATCTCCGCCTAAAATATCCTTAGAAGTGCCTAAATATTTTCTGCACATTTGTTTTAAAGTGTCCGTCTTAATCAAAATACAATGGTCATCGCTTAACCAATAGCACCAATACTCAGCTTGTGTTGTGCTTATTCCGCTACTATGACCTCTGCTTTCATATTCAACAAATATGTTGCCTGTATCTAAGCATTTGAAGTCTCGTTTAACTTCTATTCTTTTACCAAGTACCTCAAATAATTGAGTCTCAAATTGCTTACCGATTTCTAAATCGTATCTAAAGTCGCTATTGTGTTCCATCTTTTATTTTGTTTTTATAGGTTTTAATTATTTCTTTTAATTCGTCTTTTGTAAATTTTCGTGTTACCCTTGCTTTTGCTTCAAGCTGATTGTATCTCTCTGCTCCAATTTTTGTTAGTAGGTGCTGACGATATTCAATGAGGTTGCCTGATAAATAGCTATTGCACCGCTCGCATTGGACGTGTACATTGTCCTCATCAAAGCGTACATTCCAATGATTGTTAGCATTCCAAAAGTGACCTGCGTTGACTTTCTTAGGTACTTGCTTACAAGATATGCAGAGTTCGTCTTTATCTCGCAGCCTGATAAACTTATTGAATACCAACTGAGCTGCTTTAACAAGGTCTTGAACCGTCTCTAACTCTGCTTGCATTTTCTTCTTTTTCTTTTGCCAGTTCTTTATGGTTGCTTCCTGCACCCAAGCGTCTATGCACATCTTGTTTAAGCAGTATTTTTGATTAAAGCGGATAGGCTCAAACTTCTCTTTGCAGTTCTTACATCTCATCAAAAATGCTTGTTTGATTAGTATTTGATTTCTTAACTATGTTTAAAGCAGTTTCGAGTATGGTTTTACCAGCTTCATAGTCTACAAGGTTACGAGCCATTTTTAATATCCTTTGCTCTCCTTTATATTTTTTAAAATCGTAATCGTGAAAATCACATAAATCTTTCAGTCTTGATGCTTGAACAAGTGCAGTATCATTTCTATTACTTATGTTATGAGGGATGTAAAAGTTTGCCCAATATGTATGTCTTTCTCTAATTACAGGATTGAACATAGGCTCATAGTATGGATTTACATTTTCAACTACCCATTTGCCAAAAAAATGATATTTTAAAAATATAATTTCTTCATAAAGTTTCATATCAGGGTACTCAGGTTTTAAACCATTTTTACCAAAACCCCAATAACGTGCTTTGCTATGTGTTGGGCAAGGAGGTGAACTCCATATAAAATCAAACTCTTTGTAGTGGTCTAACAAGTATTGGTGCGCATCTGCAATAATTACCTTGTCATTTGGAAATCGCTCTTGGTACAAACGTGCAGCTTCAGGGTCAAGTTCAACTGCGGTTATTTCTAAATCGTCAGCAACCTCATCCCACTTGTATCGGTTACCACCTAAACAAGCATATAAGTTTAAAATCTTCATAGCGTGTTTTTATACGTTTATAGTTTCAAGTATCCATTTGCGAAAGGACTGCTGCAATTCTATTTGGTCGTTCCAAATCTGCTCTGCATTTGATTCGTCTATTCGTAAAACGGCTCTATCTACCTTTTCAATCTCTTTCATTAGCATAGTCGCTTTATTCTTTAGACCTTGACGAAATACTCTATTATCGTTTAAATCCTCAATAAAATCTGCTAAGACTGGTAATACGGCGCAAAGTGCCACTAACTTTTGTTCTTTTTTCATAATTCGTTTTCTATTTGTTTGTACTTGATTTGGTTTTCTAATTCATGTATTATTCGTGTTTGCTCCATATTTCGGTTAGCGAGAATTGTATTTTCTCTACTTATCGATACTGCGTGTTCGTAAAGGTTTGTCAGAAAGCTGATTGCTTCTAATAGCTCCTCTTCACTTTGCTCTGCGCCTTTGATGTAATCCTGAGCCTCAGGTCTTGTTTTTAGTATTTGCTCTCGTGCGTTTTGGATTCGTTTTTTAATAGCCCACAAGTTTGCTCCTGTTTTAATTTTTTGTAGTCCGATGTCCATTAGAAAGAATTTTGATTTGCTAAATTACGGAGTTTCTCCGATGTTGATAATATGCCGTCTTGTATTTGCTTTTGCACTTCTTTAGGGCGGTGTTTCGTCAATGGGTCTACTCCGTTTATTTGAAATCCCAAACCTGAGTTGAACATACAATATACAGGCTCATTCAATGCCGTGTGCTTACCGCCTGTTTCCATATCCTTAACCTTTTCTACTCCTACCCAAGTTACATATTTCATTGATTCGTGTTTGATTAGCCTGTGAATTACAAACATATCATCACAACGATTTAAAAAAGCCTTACCGCCTTCAATTGCATCCTTTAAAGGTGGCTTCAAGTGTCCTTTAAAATCACCATCCTGATACAAGTTTCCGCTTCTACCGCTCTCTGAGTTTGGGTGCGTGTTTATGTAAATTGTCATTCCAGTTTGGTTTACAAATTGCCTTGCTCGGTTCATAAATTCGTAATTACCTGCGAAGCTCATCTCTCGGTCAAGCCCTGTAAATGGGTCTATCAATCCTACATTTGCTCCGCTATCTTTAAACAAGACTAAAATGTCGTCAGGTTTATATAGCTTTGAGTTATCAATGAATGTAAAGAACTGCTCTAAGTACGCTAAATCTCCGCTTATTTGTGAGTGACTTAATGTAGAAAAGTGCTGCCCCCTGTACATTTGTATCATATCTCTAAGGATTTGACCTTTCTGATTTTCGCCTGACCAAATGCAGAACGTCAGATTGTGTTTAAGTGCCAGCGTAAGAAAATACCAATTAATCCAATACGTCTTTCCAACGTTATCGTGACCAAGTATGATGTTTAGTTGCTTAGGTTTGAATCTTAAATGCTCATCTAAAAAGCAGTCAAGTCCAAGACCTTGTTTTATTTTACCATCCCTGACATCAAGTAGGTATTGAAGTGAGTCTCCGTGTTTACTTAGCATAGCTTTTATTTGAGGATTCCTAATTTGCGTGCAAGAGCTGCCTCTTTACTTCCATCATCTTTGTAAGTGTCGGAGCTTGCGTTTTTAGATAGCCATTTTGTAGCCGTCAAATATAATGAAACATATTTCTTGTTGCCTTTGTAATTTTCTATAGCATCTAAGGTTTCATCAATTTGATTTATACTGTACTTTTCAAGTAACTTATCTACCTCATCAACTGAAATAGACAGGTGAGCGAAGCTCCTATATATATCTTTAGATATAACACTATCACTTACACTATCACTATCGGCATTTTTGGTATCATTTGGTACTTTTGGTATGCGGTCGGATGCGGTCGCATACCATCGCTTCTTTGCGTTTTCACTATTACGCTCTCGTATACCTTCGTACTTAATAAGGTCACGCTTTAAACTCTGTTTTATAGGTTCAAATGCAATCTCTATTAAAGGATTCTCAGGAGTTGGGTCTTGGTCATTTACATACTTTAGTAAATGCTTAAATAATTTACCTGCTTGAACATCCTC